TCTACCTCGTATGGTTGTGCCCAAGAAGAACGTTGAACCAAAATTTGAGTGTCACCCGGAAGCAACCTGAATTTTTTCCAGTCATTATCGATGAGTTGAAGATCGGCATTAATCACGCCATTAACCAGTATCTGGCGGTTGGCAACATCAATCGTTGCAACGTCTCCAGCACTAAAGCGATTACTAAGATCAGTCCAATAATCAACGTTAAGCCATTCAATATCCATGTCATACACGCCCATATCTGGATATGGATAGTTTTCAAATCGCTGAAACCAAAGCGTCGCTCCCGTGATTGGAAGCGACGCTTCATCTGATGTCAACATGATTGGCGGCATTATCAGCGGTGGATTTCTGGTAATGACTTCAGATGCTGTAATACCGCCTTGAACAATACCAGCAAGCTGCAGATTGAGCGTATTACCAAGCTTGGTCAGCTTGGCCTCATAATAGCGGCCATTGCTGAAAACACTGCGGTTAAGAGTCTGTTGGAAAACTAATGTTGATCCCGCAAACACTTGAACATCGACATCATCTTTGCCAGCATAGTTCGCTCTGATAATCACCTGATACGCCACGCCCGTATCATTATCGAGTGTCATTTCAATGGCGCCTAAGGCATTAACACTAGAATTGAACTTGTAGCGCCATTTGGCCAGAACGCTACCGGTATTGCCGCCATCAGAGGCATTTGTCGTCTTAAGATGAACCGAAGGTCCTTCCCAGTAGTACGGATTGGTTGGCAAGAAGACGGGCTCAACTGCGGAACCATCGTCATCGGCATACTTGACTGAACCTTCCATGACATTCTTTTGAGCCGCGATATAGTAGTAATGGCTGTTAGTTTGTCCAGTGTTATAAGCCGCACCAGCTGGCTCTTTATCGAAGCCTTCATATCGAGCAACCTCTGATCGTTGTCGCTCAACGCCATCAGCTTCTTCTGGATTGCCAAACTGTAAAACACCACCTTGGCTGTTAATGAAGGCAATCAAGCCGTTATCAGCATGCATAGTTGCCGTAATAACTGGCTCAACAGGATAGGTACCACCATTATGAACCGTGATGGTGTCGGTATAATATTCAGGATCAGCTGGGTTAGGCGACCAAGGAGAAGCTGAAGTGCCTACTTCAAGCTTTTCCTGATTCCAGGATATATTCGTGTCTGAAGTATAGACTTGGCTAAAATACCATGGTGTCAAATTAGCATAAAACGCATTGCTTGGAGCCGTGAAGGTATTTGAAAAACGTCCTCCATTAGCTGTCCACGGATTATTATTGCCTGCTTGAGTAGATATTACATTTTTATTAGCGTCGAGCCAAGCTATCGAAGAGTGTCCCATATGTCCCATAGTAATCATCGAAATACTGTAGGTGTATGTTTCTCCGCCAACGATACTGACTGAGTCACGAGAAGAACCGCTAATTCCTTGGCTGCCAGCTTTAATAATACCGGTGTTAACTACTGTTGTCCCCGTAAGCAGGTTCACCGGCACGTCCTTGTAAGGCATATTGTCAAACGTCTGCGTGGCTACCGAGTGCGCAATGCCATCGGGGACAAATAGCGTGAACGAAGAAGTGATCGCATTCCGGCCTTTAGGAACATCGTCAATATCAGAAAAAGTAGCAATCCAATATTTTGATGGGTCATCGTTGAAAGAAACCTGATGACTATCGCCATGAAGAATGCTGTTGAGCTTATAGAATGCTTTCCGGAACGAAAGATTGTCCGCTGCTGCAAGCCTGTAGCCAACAACAATCTCACGAGAAGGGTCCCGAACATACTGGATAAACTCACCATCTGACTTGCCAATCGTTTGTTTCTCGATTGACTGACTTACCAACTCTCGGCCACTGACTTGTAGCGTACTATAACCCGGAATCAAGTCTTCAATGTACTGGCCATCTATTAGCATCGCCTCTGCTGGGCGCTGATTATCATCAGAACCCGTGAAGGGCGTTGTTTCTCTAAAATCATACAAAATTAAAATAGCCCCTTTCGTCGATTGCTCATTCGTGTCATGCGGCTGAGCTCTGTTTGCATTGGGTTTGCGGTTGCACGAGCAACCTCTCGGCTGTCAATGTAAATAGGAACCTCAATCGTTTGCTTTCGAGTGTAGTTGACATCAAGATTTGAAGACAAGGTTGCGCCCTGTACATTGCTGTTGAGGGCACTAACGGATGAACTGAATGCAGACGTATCGATCGCTGGAATGCTCATTGCAGTTGCCGCTTTCATTGCATCAACCGCTTTCGTTATTGGCTTCATGTTGTCAGTGATACCAACAGCAACACCGGCAGGGATATACTGCCCAACTTCTTGGGCCATGACTTTAGAAGGTGAATGAATGCCAAGAGCACCCTTAACTTTGTCAACAATTCCCTTGGCAACAGATACTGCGGCATTCCAAGCTTTTGCGGCCAAGTTGCCAATCCCTTTAACCAGACCCATGATTAGTTGGCCACCAGCATCAACCAAGTCATCTCTGTGATCCCATAATCCTTTTGCAAGGCCAACAACAAGCTTTACGCCGGCAGCAAGAATCTTAGGCAGGTTGTCAACCAAAGCACCAGCTAGGGTCGTAATTAAGGTTATTGCAGCTTTAATAAGCTTTGGCTGATTCTGAATAAGCGCGCTCTGAATGGCTAATATAATCTTGATACCAGCATCGATAATCTTATCCAGATTATCAATTAATCCGTTCATTAATGCCATAATGAGTTTAATCGCTGCATTAATGATCATTGGCAGGTTATCAATCAGAGCGTTGGCCAATGCAGTAATTAGCTTTAATGCAGCATCAATCAGTTGATCAATATGCTGAACAAGCCCGCTTACAATTGCCACAATGATTTCCAATGCAGCATTCAAAATAGCAGGCAAGTTTTGAGAAATGCCATCTACTAAGCCATCAACAATCTGCAAAGCACCATTGATTATCTGATCCATATTTTGTAGAAGCCCAGTTGCAAGCGTTTGGATCATTTGCATGGCTGCATCAATCAGCATTGGCAGATTCTGAACAATAGCGTTGATTAATGCCATGATTAGATTAATGCCAGCAGACATCAACTGTGGGAGTGCTCCAACCAATCCTGTTACCAGTGTCGTGATCATCGTGATAGCTGCGTTCAGCATGTTTGCACTGCCGCTGCCACTGGTAAGTGAGCTAACTAGTGTGGTGATAATCTGGACCCCACCAGTGATAATGGTAGGAAGATTTGCAGTAATGGCATTTAACAAACTTGTAACCAAAGATTCGCCCGATGCAATCAGTTGCGGAATTGCACTAACAATTCCTGAAACAAAGTTAGTAATTATTTGAGGGCCTTGAGTTGTCGCTGTTTGTAGCATCGCTTGAATCTGTGTGCCAAATTGATTGTTAACCACGCCAAGACCAGCAATAAGGGTCGCAATAATTGCAGCAGGAGCAATAACAGAAAGTCCCATCTTCATCACTCCAGCTATGGCAGTCATACCATTTGAAACAATAGAGGTGCCAATATCAAATGAAGTTGACAATCCCGATGAAATGCCAGTTCCGAGCTTTGAAAATAATCCGCTTAATGGTGCTAGCTTTGAAGAAACGGCTGATGTCATACTAGACAAAGAACTGCTGATCATGCTTGGCAGCTCACCAAACGGGTTGCCTATTGCTGACATCGATAATCCCTTTTTGAACGTTGAAGAAAATGATGACACGGTAGCACTCATGGCAGGGAACTTAGACGCAACTGAGCTTGCAAGCGATCCGATTCCTCCACCAAACGCTTTGACTTGCGTAGAAGCATTAGCTGTAAATCCTACTACTTTCTGCATTCCAGAACTCAAAGACTCAAATCCCTTTGGCCCAATTTGCTCGACGCCTTTCAGTGCTGAAACAAAGTTACTAATTCCTCTTGGAGCGCTTTGGGTTGCTGAAACAAAGCCTCGTACCTTGCTGTTCATTCCATCAAATACGGTGCTTATTTTGCTTGTGTCCGTCAATCCGGATAAAGCCTTAGAAAAGCCACTGGCCTCTTTACTTCCTAATCCCAAGAAGTTGCGAACAGCATTTGCTTGAGCCGCGAATCCGGCAAATCCAGTCATGGCTGGTCCAATAACGGTAGATAGCCCAATGAAGCTTTGAGCCATCTGCCCAAGAGACGTATTAGAATCGTCTGCCATGGTCAGTACATTGTTGACCATGTTCAAAATGCTTGAATTGATCCCAGAGTTTGCTTGCATGGCAGTATTACGAAGTGCTTCCCAGTTACCACCGACTTGCTCAATCTTAGAACCAATGTTGTTTTGCATATCGCTGGCTTGCTGATCGAGGATGGCATTAGCTGCTTGGGCGCTTGATGAAGCGTCATTGATTGCTTTACTCATTGCAGTCCAGCTTTGGCTGGCATTGTCTGAATTGCTGGCAACGCCCTTCAAAAGCGGACCCATTGCTTTGAACCCAGCAGTCCCGTACATAGTTGTAAGAGCAAGTTGCTTTTGCTCATCAGTTAAACCACTCGTTGCCTTATTGATTTGACCAAGGATGTCTGGCAAAGAACGCATTTTACCTTGTGCATCGTAATAGCTAATTCCTAGACTACTTGCCATTTCCGAAGCAGCCTTTGATGGCTTGATAATTCGCGTTAATGCATAGTTCAAGTCTTGAGCGGCCTGAGCTGCTGGGACACCAGCATTACTTACGAGGCCAATGGCGGTTGATGTATCCTGCATGCTAAAGCCAACTGAACTCGCAATAGAACCAACGTCGGCGAAAGCTTGTTGCATTTCTTCAATTGTTGCATTGGACACGTTTGCGGTTTCTGTTAGGACGGCTGCGGCTTGGGCAGATGATCCAATGCTGTCGCCCCAAATGTTCATGGCAACCTGGACGGTCCCGGCAGTAGCCTGCAAATCAGCCCCAGCCGCTGTAGCAGCCTTAGCGATTGCGGGAAACTCGTCTTTGATAGTGTCTAGATTGGCCCCATCTTGAGCCATCTGAACCATAGCATCCGCAGCGTCTTGCGCACTCAATGGCAGCTCTGCGCCCATCTTGTTAGCAACATCGGCTAATTCACCAATGTTCTTTGAAGTACCACCAGCAACAACGGCAGCTTTGTTCAGGCTAGCCTCAAATGTGCCAAATGATTTCAGCGATTGAACACCCATAGCGGTAACCGCAGCACCAGCAACAGCCGTATACTTGCCCAACGAGGCAAGACCACTGCTGATTGAATCTACTGCACTGTTGACAACCGACGACATATTCTCAAATGTCCCTGAGAAGTTCTTGTCAACAGCCGACAAAATTGCCTCAACACTATAACTATCAGCCATGTGCTCCCTCCTTTCTTTCTGATAACGGAATGATTTTTCCTTCGCGCTTCAACCGCTGAAATTCGGCCATCCGTTTTGCAAATATCTGTGCACGAGAGCGCTTTAATTCTGTTTTACTCATAAGCGAGATCTCATAATCCGGTTCATAACTTGAACGTACTTTGTCCACAATTTCTTTCTTGTCAAAGAAGTCATCAAATGTCTTGAACTTCGGCTTAGGATTCTTGCTCCCGGTTGTTGCCTGCACTTGTTGGTTCATCCATGCTTGCTGTGCAATCTCGTTCTGTCTGTCGACTTGCTTAAGCTGATAGGCTTCCATACGCAGCTCATATTCAACAAGTGTCATACGTTCAATGTCTCGAATATTAGAAAAGCCTAGATAGGCTAACGAATTAAGCAAGATTTCACGATATTGCTGCTCGCTTGTCTTGCTGTCGTCCTTATCTAGGCCTTCATGTTTTTTGTTGCCGCTTTGACCGCGTTAGCAGCTCGCATTTCTTCCGGAATCTGTTTAAACAGTGAGTCTAAGTCAGTCCCGTCTTCATCAATAAAGTCATCGACTTCTTTTGTGCTTGGCCGCTTTTTAGAAACGGCAGTTGCGGCATAGATGACATCTGAAAGAACCGCGGAATCATAGGACCCTAGTCCAACTAAAGCCTTTGCGACCCCCATACCGAAATTGATTCCTTTGATGGAAGCCCCAATTGTCTTGTCGAGTTCGCGAACAAAGCGAACGCCAAAGTTAAGCTCGTATTCTTTACCGTTAATGGTTAATTGCATGTTTAATGTCCTTTCTTAAAAGCCGCCCGGGTTTCACCCGCACTGTGATTTTCTTAGGCGACTGATAGCAACTCAATCAGGCTTTTATTCTCCAGTGCCGCCTGCTGGTGCAGTGTCAGCAGCATTAGTACCCGGATCTGCGGTCTTATCCCAAACTGTGCCACCGCCGGTAGCATCGGATTCAGTGACCTTGCCAACCCCAAGGAATACATAATCAACCTGTTCCTGAGTTTCGTCGTCGAGCGTTGTCCAGCCACGCTTAGGTGTACCGTTAACTGAGAATGTGACATCACGAGTGGAATGATCATCAGGGTCATTGTCGCTACTGTCTTCTTGAACGGTAACTTGCATGTACCATGCGTAATACTTGCCAGCAGAATTCTTACGCTTGCGGTAGAGAATCCAAAAGTCGAGCAATTCGCCGTCAAACAGTGAGTCATACATTACGTCTGCAATTGCGGCCGTGTTGTTCAGGAATTCGACTTCAAGATCGGTACTTGCGGAACTGCGAGTTGCTACATTGCCGTCCTTGGTAACAGTGGAATCACTGTCAACAGACGGGTCAAAGGAAAGCGAAGTCTGCCAAGGAATGACTTGGCCGCTAACGGTGCCTTGATCGCTATGTTTGCGAGCCAAGGCAACAACGTCCATGCCTTCTAGCACTTTTAATTCATTTGCCATGTTATGGCCTCCTATAAAATATTGAGATTGAGTATCAGCGTGGCTCGGTTTAGAACCGTGTCAGGGACACTCTGGTCTTGTGTGAACTCTTTTGACTGATCTTCTACACGTCCATAGAATCGGTAATCATCAGTTAGCACTTGTCCAATCGCGGCACGAAAAAAGCGCTCCGCCATATCAGATATGGTGAAACGCTGTTTTTTGTCGCCCCAGATGTCGATGGTAATTAGCACATTGCCATTGAGTGACGTCTTTGTTGCAGTAGGAACAACTTGAATATCCCCAACAATGACGAATGGATATGGGGCGTTCTCCTGCTGCATGGGCAAATGGTCGTAAGTCTTGTAACCGGCCGACTGCGAAAACGCATAGAAGTAATCGTATAGTTCTTGCTCTGGTGATGTGATTTGAATCACCTACTTTGCTGCTTGTTTAAGCTGATTAATAAACTGCACTTTCTGGTAAAGGAACGCAGGCTTCAATACAGGACGTGCTCGCATGAAACGGGTCCCGTTTTCGGTGTATGGGTTGTATTCCATCGACATGCCAACTATGCCAGTAAGGCCACTGTCTTTGAGCGATAACTTGATGCCACGTTTTGTAGCACCAGTGGGATGTGCATACACAGTGCTAGTCATTTGCTGAGAACGCGTCTGGAGCTGTGCTGTCTGCTGTTTGACGATTTGCTTGACAACGTCCATCTTCGCTCGCTTCAGCAGACCAGCAACCAACTTGTCCATGCCTTTTATCTGCATATTGTAGCTAATGCTAGCTTTGCTCATTTCGTCTCACCCACAATCAAAGTGGCGTTTTGAAGAGGATCCCGAGAGGTATTGAGAGCGTAACGTGTTGCATCATCATCAATCGTTAAATAACTCCAATCGACGGTGACTGGATCAACTAGTCGGATCACCTTTGCCTTTTGAGCATAGTTTCCGAATAGCTGAACGCTCTTGTCGGTTCCCATGTCGGTGACGCTGGCAGCAGCAGTGGCTACCTCTTTCGGGTCACCGTACTCATGCGTTTTAGGGTTGTACTCTTCATCATCCGTCCAAAATGTGATCTCATGGTCTAAAAGCATATGATCACCTCTTTGGATATCCAGGAATGAAGCTAACGGTTCCAAGAGACGTAGCATTCTTCCCGTTGGCATCTTTCCAGTCGTTGATGTCGTCAGCGAAATCATCGAAGTCGTTAGACTTGAACGTGAACGACTGTCCTTCTTGCTCGTATGATGTCATTCCTTCGTTCTTACGCCTGTTATAGCGTCTAACGCATACTTCTAGGGCAATGTATGAAAGCTCCTCTGGGAAGCCTTCTGTTGGCTTTAAATCAAGCTTAAACCGGAGTGCTTTGGTGGTGTTGGTAATGATGAGATTGAGAACATCATCTTGTGCGTCAGTTTTGATTTCCATCATCGTCTTCAAATCCACAAGTGTTACCGGATCAGTATCAGCCATGTTATGCCTCCTTTCCGCCGCCCTGCTTTCGCAGCACTGTGATTTTCATAAGCGACGGTGTTCAAGCTAGTCTGAAGGGACAAGTGCAAGCAAGTCTGCCTTCAAAGTCTTCCCAGTGTAATCAATACTGTGGGCGTCCAGCCATGCTTTGATCTCATCAACGGTTTGAGCACTCGTTGGTTTGACATCTCCGCTAGGGTCGAAGCCGTCGTCATTTCCAGACGGCGCTACGGTTTTGGGATCAGCACCTTAGCTTGCAAGACGTTCTCAGCTTCTGGGAAGCTAGGAAGTGCAGTGGCTGCCGCTTTTTCCCACGTTGCAATTGGATCTTGCGTGGTCTCGTAAACGGTTGTGAACACATTGCCAACAGTGCCCTGTTGAACACCCGGAGTTGCGATCAAACGAGACTCTTCAGGGGTAGGGCCATAAACGGTTTGTCCGAGCTGGTCATCACCAAAGGCTACCAAGGTGTCTTCCGGGAAGTACCGTTCAACAGTATAGATGCCGTTGGCTCCCTGCTTACGGTACTTAGCATCATACGTCACGATGGTTGGCAAGCCGAACGACTGCATAACCGCATTGAGACTGCCAACACTAGGCAACAGGCCTGCCGTCTTGAAGTAGTCAGCAAATGCTTTGCTCCGAATCAGGGCAGTCTGCACCTTGGAAGAAGTCAGAATACGCGTTGGCACGTAGTCGAGCAGTGCAAACCAGTCTTGCAATTCCTTAATCGGATCAGCACCGTCAGCATCCCAAGAAGTAGCTGCGGCAACTTGGTGTTCTTCTGGGACATGGTAATCAACATTGAAGTTGAGATTGTTCTCATTGATGGTGATCTTCCCAGTTGCCAAAGCCTCCATGCGCATCTTTTCAACGCGTGCATAAACGCCTTGAACCAAAACATCCAAGTCGTTGTACACAAGGCTGGTCAGGTAGTTCTGTTCAGCCGGTGTGCGCGGATTGCGTAATGCGATCAGGTCCTTTTCCTTAAGCTGCATCTTGCGTTTGATGTAGCCGAGTTCAGCGGCCTGAACGCTCGCTTCACGACTACCAATCTCTGCTTCCGTATCAAATGCCGAAATAGATGCCACGATAGGTGTCTTAGACCCACCACGAAGGAATTCAAAATCTAATTGATTAATTTTGGTTGATGGGAACAAGGTGTCCCCAAGTAATTGCGGATACTGGCGGTTTTGAACGTAATCAAGAACCGTCTTTTGATTAAACAAATCTAAAATAGCTGGCATAAGTTAATCCTCCTTAGTCAGAGACGTGGCTGAATTTGATTTCTTTCAGCGCAGTGATGGCATCAGCTGCTGGTTTAACCGGCAAGCGAGCTGCGTTCACATATCCTTCAACAATGACGCCTACCGGTTGAGGCCCTTCGCTGACGTCAACATCATTGATGGTCACACCGATTGCCGTTGCATCGTTCTTGGGATAGATAGAACCTGCTGGCAATACGCCATCTACGACACCATCAGTTGAACTGTCAGCTTGACGAGTGAATGAAACGAATTTCTCGCTATCCAAGAAGTTGATCTCAGATGCGGTTACCTTTTTACCTGCGTACATAAAAGTACCTCCTTATTTTTGTTTCCATGGGTCGTTAACAACTTGACTCTGCTGATTCCGTTGTTTAGCAAATGCTGCGCCTGGAGTCTCCAGCTTTGACCCGTGATCCTTGGGCGTGCTGCCCTTAAGCAATTCTTGACGAACACCTTCAGCTACTGCTTGGTCATGCGCAATGAGCCACTTAACATTTGTCTCGGTTGATTCTGCCTCGGGCGTTACAACGTGCTGCAAATCGTCCTCTGTGACCGTCAGCTTGGCCTCTTCGAACATTGAACGAGCTTGTTTGCCCATCTCGTAGGTGGCAAGCTGTGACTTGAGTTCATCGCGTTCTTTTTGAGCCTTTTGAAGCTCATAATCCTTCTTCTGGTCGGCATTCATCTTGGCCAGCTTTGCAGCCTCGTCAACAGCAGCTTGCTTCTCCTTCTCGGCACGAGCAAGGCGCTTCTTGACGATTTCATTGACCTGTTCATCGGTGTAGACGTGCTTACCATCAGGATCAGGGTCAGCCGGTTCTCCTTGCTTCTTGCCTTCAGGAGGATCTACCGGATCACCATCTTTTGGCTTAGGCGGATCGACTGGATCTTTCGGATCGCCTTGAGGGTTATCTTCAGCGAAAAATTGCAAATTCATAGGCATTAAAATCTTGGGAATCATGTTAAGAACTCCTTCCACAGCTTTTTAGACGGATCAGGCTTGCGTCTTGATTTACCGGAGCTTTTATAGTCGATCACGCTTGGACTTGACGGCATAAAAATAGCCGCTAGCTGCGGCTTATATCTGAGCTTTATTTGATAACATACCAGTCAACGGCAAGCATATCTGTTTGGCTTGCTAACCACGGAACGCGGTCTCTAGGCGCATTAGGGTTATTTGTCTGTAATCCAGTTGTATCAATATAAATGAAATCATGCGTCATGACTTCATCAGAGCGGTTATTTGGAGTGTTTAAAGAATCGCCTTTTTTCAATTTGATAAAGATGCCTTTGCCGTTCCACCCTTTACGGGCAACCCTGTTTCCTTGCTTTAGCTGATCAATCGCCGTGCCAAAAGTCATAATTTTCCATCCTTATTTATCCGCTAGCCGCGGCTTAGATAAATCCTTTGCGACGTCGTTCTTTTTTGATCGGTTTAGCCAGTATTTCAGCAAGTTCGTGATTCGAAATTGAAATACACATTGCTTTAGAAATATCAATGGGTAATCCGATTGATGGTTCGTATGTTTCTTCAAAAATGTCAGGTTTTAGGGGATAAAACTCGCCATGATTCTTGACGACGTAATCACCAACATGTGCGAACACTACGCCTGCTCGTGTTGGAATCTTCAAAACTGGGTTATCCGGGTCTTCATATGACACGTTAACCGGATCTAATCCAAGTCCATCATTGATCTTAATTAACGTGTCTGGATCGTCATCAAACTGAACAGCTTCAATTTCAACAGGCTTCTTACAATATTTCATTACATTTCCTCCTCATTCATACCAGTGTGAGAAATCAATATCTCTTGCCTTAAATGACTCATTGATTAGCTGCTTTGCTTGTTCCATCGTCATATTCTTTTCACGAATGGCGTTCATAACAAACCAATATAAATCATCTTCATATCCGTGGGCATTGCCATCATCACCGGTATTGGCATACATTCTTATGGTTTTAAGCTGATTCTTAACATCATCAAGTAACGCTTCAAACTCTTTGCCGTTCATGGCTGCCTCCTTGGGCCTTGTTAGCAACCCTTGACTTTCGACCGCCCACATTTTTTACATTCATAAATTGTGAATGTTTGAGTACCGACTTCGCGGTTTTTCGTAAGGTAATCATGAATGCAAAACGTTTGGCTAAAAAATTCCTTTGCGCTTAAGATCATGTCTCCAATCACGATGTTTCCTCCTAATCATCGTCAGCTTCATCACCCGGTGCATATGCCGCAATGGAGCATCGGCAATTTGGGTGGACGGGAATATCTGGCACATCATCAACCTTGTATATGCCTTCACCCGTTCTCCCGCCTTCTGAAATCTCCTTGCACACATCACATGCGCTTGGTTCAGCCACCCATTTGCAATAGTCATAGCCGAACTTATTGAAGCTATCTAATTGCGCCTGTGTTTGAACCCGGGCTGACTCAGTACGTGCAATTCGTTCTGTCACATACCGATAATTGTCAACTTTGTCCGCTACTTGATCGCGCAACTTGCGAGCAATCTTTAGTGGGCTCTGTCCTTGAATGGTGGCGGATGTCAACAGTTCATTCAGTTCAGCCTTAAGAATGTCTTGGTTGATCCAAATGCGCTGTGAGAAGGTGTAATCTCCCTCTCGTTTGGAGAGCAGCTTGGCTAAATCAGTGTAGCCGCCCTTAGATACCGTCTCTCCAAGTATTCCGGCTTGCCGTTTGATCTCGAATTGGTAATCATCGCTCAATTTTGAGATTAGATCAGCGTTCACTTTCATGTGTGCATCAAGCATCTCTTGACCAATCTCACTCTTGAGCATTTCTAAGCGATTAATCCGCATGGTAGCGTTGTATAGCTTGAGACGATCATTGACATCCTTGCTGAAGTCGGAATATTTGAGCGGTTCGCCGTTATACATCTTTCTAGCATCATCGACAATCGACTTTGCTTCCGCTTGATAAGCTTTAATATCGGTGGCCATCACTGCTTGACGCGCACCGGCCATACTGTCGTTGCTATATGCGGCATACTTGGCAAGCTCTGAATCAATATCCTTTTGAATGTCGGTTAAAGCTTTGTCAAAATATTCCTGAATTCGGGCATTGAACGCCTCGTCATTCTTAAGGTTCTCGACAATCCATTTCCGTTCAGCGGCCGTTCGCTTATTCCAGTAGGCAGAGTTACTCGCTATCTGTTGCTGAGTCGTTGTTGTCATCATTGCCACCACCATTCAGCAATTTCTGGAAGTCCGGGCTTGACGGGCTGTTAGTAGCAGCGTCTTTTGCTTTCTGGGCGGTCTCATCAGCGATGCGTTCCATTTCAGCCTTAGGATCATCGACAAACGATAAGGTGCTAAGCATAGTCTGATCTGATACAAGGCCTTTGAGTTTAGAAGCCGCGTCTGCTTCGTCGGTAATGTTCTCCGGAAGATTCCGCGAGAATGCGAAGTTAAGCTTTTGCCAGTCATCAGATTTACTTTCTGGCAGGATTGTTCCAACACTGAACGCGATCTTGTAAAGGGACCGGAGTGACTGTGTGAACTTACGATCTTGATTGGCCGCCAGATTGCGCATTGGTAGCAATTTGTATTGCAATGCAACGCCAGAACTATTGCCGCTGAATGCTTCATCGTTCAAGTTGGCCACCATGCTGATCTGATAGATCATGCTGATGAGGCGGTCAATGAGGTGCTCTTGAATGGCATCGCCATCAGGCTTAGTCAGGAAATATACCTTCCCACTAGCAGAGTCAGCGTCCGGAGAATAGATGATTTGGTTGCCGTTAAGATCAAACTTCGGGTTGCCACCCTCGTCTTCTGGTAAGGCCATGCCTTGGATAACCAAGTACGCATTGTCAAAATATTCATTCTGGTTAGATTTCTGGCTCAGTACCTTGTCTAGTGCATTGATGAGCGTCTCAACGTTCTCAAAGATGCCTTGACGCTCGGTGTTCATGAAGAACTCAACTGCTGGAATCTCGTTAAATGGATTAAATCCAGCCGTCCCTTCAAAGCGAACCATATCAAGACCGTATATGCCGTCTTTCAGATACACCTTGCCAGTTAGATTGTTGTCTTCATCATGCCAATACATGACAAACGCAATGGCTTTGTGCGCTACCGTGTCGTCATAGACAATGAATGAATTGATAGGCGAGCTGTATGCAATACACGTCTTGCTGTCTTCGTCCTGGTACAAAAAAGCAAGCGCCCGTCCGTAAATGGCTGCTTGCTTGCTGATCTCACTTAATTTGTCCTGAACGCTGTTCGTGTCGTTCCACTCTTGCAGCACAGTATTGTCCTGTGTGTTATCGAGCGTGATCTTAGGTGGAATGCCAATGTAAAACCCATTGTAGGTATCCACGATATAGTGAGCCAAGTTGCCAACAAGACGATTGTCTGGCCCGTGGTCTTTTTTTGCAGCATCAATAATCCGATGCTGACCGAGGTACATTTTCTTTGCTGGAAGGTACTTGTTTTTAGCTAGATCATCATTGGCAGTAATAAACGCATTGATGTCATCGCCAGTCAGATCTTCATCTGTCGGGAAAATAAACACATCTCCGTCTGTAATTGAGCCTTTACCTTGAACTGTTAATATGATGGCCACCTCCTTAGAAGTATTTGCTTGTGTTCTTGAACGTATGAGCTACATTTCTTCGCTTGATTACTTGCATAACGAAATATCTCATGGCGTCCATTGCGTGGTCATGTGCCTTGACCACTTTGTCTTCGCCCTTTTGGCTGGCCTTGTCATCCCATACGTAGGAAGCAAACTCTTTGAACAGATTAGTTAGCCCGGGTGTGAACTTGATCTCGCCAGAGTTCATAGCTGTTTGTGTTTCTCTAATGCCGTTTAGCACATCGTTATCAGCTTTAATAACTCGATACCGTCGTTCTCTCAGTTTGGCAATAAACGAAGCCGCTGATGGATCAACAATCACTTCACAGCGTATGTCACCGACAAATTGGCTGAAATCCCGAGCGTATTCATCATCTGTCTTCTGTCTGCTGCTATGCCGTCCATCGTAGTAGTACTCTTTGAGGCAATACCAAACAGACCCACATTTACCCCAAAGTAAGAAAACTGTGGGGTTCTGTGTGCCATAGTCCACACTGGCATAGTATCGGCTTGGATGCTGGCTTGGATTGCTGACCATTTCGTCTTTATTGAAGTTGTCGTAGACAATTCCATCAGCCAGAACCCATTGTCCCAGAATGTATCGCTGGTAAAACACTCCTGAGTACATATGTTCGTACCTGTCAATAACTTCATCGCTCAGGCTCGGATTGTCCGTCATCACAAAGTGGAGACGCAATGCGCGTTTATCGTCTGCTTGATCAATCCAGTCAGTCTTGAACCAGTGATACGGGCCCTCTGGGTTCATATTGAACCAGTATTTGCCGCCAGTAACGGAAACACGCGCTGTCGCCTGATTGACAAACGACTGTGGCATGAGAGCTGCTTCATCAAAGAACATTCCGGCAAGTGTGATCCCTTGAATCAGATCTTGGCTGCTTTCATCTTTACCACCGAATAAGTAGTATAGATTGGTTCTTCCATCAATGCTGATTTCAAGCATATTTTCTGAACGCCGATCCACAACCGAGAATCCCACTTGTTGCAATGTTTGTTTAAGTGGCCTGATAACATTTCGGCGTAATGATCCAATGGTTTTGCCGGCAATGCCAAATTGCTCGCGGTCAAACATAATCATGCTCCACAGAACATAGCTGATCGACATCGCAAACGTCTTTCCGGAACGCACAGCACCATCAGCAATGATAGTCTGCTTGTCTGGATAGCGGCGCCACCAGTTGATGATGTCTAACTGTTTCCCTTTGAATTGATCAATCGGGGTTGTCATTGACATCACCGCCCTTTGGAATACTCTCATCAATTGCTGCCAAAAGCTTGTTCAGTCCTCCATCTTGGCCTTCTGGTGTGCGATAGGCGCTGGCCTTGGCTTCCATGATGTCAGCCTCAGCTTTGGACTTGCGAACGTCAGCCTTAGTTTTCTCAATATCAGTAATAATCTTCGTTAGCTGAGCATTGAGCAGCTCATCATTGCCAGGGTAACGTTTCAACAATTCGCGTCCTGCTGCCATGCGGTCTTTGATACTTGGGTCGTTTTCAACAGACTCTGCGCCATCCGGAGTGCTAACTATAATTGTCTCTTTTGCCTCTCCACGAAGTACTGTGGTGAAGTATTGAAGCACCTCAGCAGCCTTGGCAATCTTGTCAGACTCGATGCGTTTCATGCGTTCAGCAATATATGATTTTATACCGACATTCTCCGACAATTTTTCAGCATGAGAACGCGCGTAATTTTTAGAATATCCCGCTTCAATTGCTGATTGATACTTATTTCCTGACTTTATGAAGTTATCAGCAAATGCACGCTGTTTTGGGCTTAGTTTCATTACATATCACCACACCTCCCGCGCTTTTTCTTGTCTTCCTTAGCCTTCTTCTTCTGGCGCTCTTCTCTTGACAACTTCTCGATGATGTATTTTTCTGTTCCGCAGACGTAGCCGTAGTCTACTCTTCCCATACGCTTAGTTGAGCTCATAAGTACACCTCAATCGCGTGTCGTCATAAACGAACGCATACAGCAAATGCTTGCCCGTGGTGAAGCCATTCTTAATCTCATAGGGATCATTTGGTTTCGCAGTTCCAAGCTGGCGCCACATAATGCCACGATCATCTTTAAACCGCTCGCTATGATAGTGGCCTGAGTGAAGTTCGTATGTTTTTGCCATATTGAATATCTTTTTGTACTCAAATGGAAAAAGTCCTGTCAGCTTGTCCTTGGCTACATCTCCGTGTGCGAGCATAATGCCAACATGCCCTAGCGAGTATGCACAGCGCCAGTCGGTTGCCGGATTACTGTCATTGAGATCAACGTGTACTTGTGGATAGCGATCTATCAGCGCATAAAGAAAAGCGTATTCGAGATCACCTGAATGGTTACCGAACACGCTCTTGATTGAGACGCGATTGCTGTATTCAATTGCCAGCGGAACAATTTGATCAAACAGCTTCACTGCATCATGGAATGCCTGGCGCATGTTTGCGTGATCTAATTGTGTTCCTCTAACCGTTTGTGTTGCATGAATCTGATCACTATGGAACAGATCTCCCAATTGCTCGACCACAATCTCGTTGTAGCCGTCCATGATTATCTCTCTAAGTTGACTCACCATGTCTCTTAGATCGGCGAATGTTGTCCAGCCAAAATGCAGGTCAGGCAATGGGATGACTAAGTTGCGATCGCCCGATTTCTTCATGCCGTAATTGACCGGAATGATTTTGTCGTTGAACGCTTCAGCCATTTCACTTATCGATAAGCCTTGTTTCGGCTTTACGCGAATATGAATGCTGTACTGCGGAACTGTGCCGTCTTCGGTACTATGCTGCTCATACACTTTGTAGTCGCCTAAGACCATCTCGAACTTATCAGGATCGTATCCACACAACTCCATCAAAGTTCGTGGGTCTTTATTTGGCTCATGCTTGAGTCTCATTAAGGCCGTGACTGTTTGGCTACCATCAGCATTAAGAGCGACTTTTCTGTCAGCGGATGGTGTCTCCCTATTTGTGCTGTCTGAATCGTATTCGTTCTTCAATGGTTTTTGGAACTCGATGCCAAGCCGTCTTGCTTTGCCTTGAAGCGAGTCATAGCTAATCCCTAGCTTGTCTGCCGTCTCGCGTCTTGTAAATCCTTCAGAGGCGAGTTTTCTAATGCCGCTGATTTGTTCATCTGTCCATTGCATCTACTCGCCTCCAAATGTTAGTAAAGTATTGCGTAATTCAATATTCGTGCGCTATAATGTTCGAGTTCAGCACCGTAACGATGTTGATCAACTCCAAATTTTCCTTCTCCAAGGAATTATTACCCCAATTTCTAGCTCTCGGCCCCCAACCGAGGGCTTTTTTAGTATGTTCTATAAGGAGTGTGCTAATATATATGCGTGAGCAGCGGCTTTTCTCCTCCAAGTCAATCGCTGCTGCTCACTGGTGGATTTCATTTTTTCCATTTCTCCGGCCCTCAGACACTTCGACCTCTGAGGGCTTTTTTAATCCTGATTTATTGCTATATGTGTTATACTCTTTTTCGGCACTGTCGTTTCACCTCAGCAAACGCCGGTAGCCAGGCCCTCAGTTAATCGCTCAGAGGGCTTTTTCTATGTAACCGTTTTTTAGCTTTCCTTATAGTTATAGTGGTATAATTATTTTTGCAGGAATGACACTTCTGCACCTCTTAAAAATCTTCTTCTTTCTTTTCGGGCACCTTCGGTTTATGCCGGAGGTTTTTTGTTGCACAAAAATAGCACCTCACCGTTTGGCGGAGTGCTGTCAATAATATGATTTGGCCAACTAAGCCATGCTAGTTTATGATATAAGCTTTTTAACCGAAATGCCAATATCCGTCAAGCTTTCGTAAAAAGTCGGGTATCGTCCTAGTTGATCCCCCTCTATTACCTTCGTAACGATTAGCCCATTAAAGAGCAAGTCGTGAAATGCAAGCTTTGTTGAAAAAACATCTGCTCCATGGAGTGACGAGTAAATACTTGCAAATATTTCACTGAGATCATCTTTAACAATATCGCCTCGAGCAGAGTAGCCAAAAGTCTCAGGTTTAAACATATTTAAACCGGTAATATCGTTTAACACTATAAGGTCTTGAGGTGTAAGCTTTGAAATTAGCATAATTAGACTTTTATTTCTAGAAAAGTTGGTTTCATAATCCCCTGTGCTTATAACGTTTTTCAATATGTTTGATAGCACGCTGACAATTGTGTTGTCCGCTGGCTGAGAAGATAGAAGATCTGACAGTTTTTGATAAATCGATAGACCATAAGGATCGGAAAAGAATTCTGTTAACGCACTCAGCGCTTTAGCATTATCATCAGTTTTTTGAACGTATTCCGAAAGCACCAAAGCCTTTTTTAAATCTTCTAATGACTTTTTAGCGTCTTCTCCAAAATTAACTACATCACAAAACAAATCTCCCCAATCGCCATTCAAAATATCCTTAAGCGGTGAAACAATCCCTGAAGACGCTAAATCCTTTGCGTACTCTATTTTATCCGAACTACTCAACGATTTTTTGTTGATGCGTTCTTGCATAGTTAGCTCTTTTGATCTATTCATAACTTTAGGGTCCTTTAGTATCGCTAAAATTTCGTCTTTATCCATTTCAATCACCTCAAAAAAATAGTACCCCCGCACGAACTGGAATACTACATTGAGGTAATGATTAAGGCATATCTCGTGCAATATCGCTGGTCGGGATTTGCACCCGACATGATGTGCACGCTGGTCTCTTTAACACGGTTGAACCCAATCATCTACGTGTCCTAGCGTCTACCTATTCCGCCACAGCGATTTGCTCGCTCTCCCAGTGTCAGATGGGGTCATCGCAAGCTGTGTCCGGTCGCTAAACTGGACAATGAGGACGGTGGGAATCGAACCCACACATATGACGTCCATATGCTTTACCAAACACGTCCTCTGTGCTGTCCGTTTATCGTCCCCTCAACGGTAAGAGTGGCTTTTAGCCGTGCAGACGATATAGCACATTGCGTTCTGATGAATTTCTCATCGAACTATCCCGCGCCGGAATCGAACCAACAGCCGCACGCGGCTTCCACATCGGGATTACCTTGCCACAGCTTTATCATCACTGAGGCTCGGAGGAAAAATGCGGTGTCTCAGGTTTCTCACCTTTGGCACAATACAATCATAAGGGTTTCCGTTTTTAGTTCGCCACTCATT